TCTTGTTCAGCTAAAAGTTCTTTTGCACTTTTATTAGCGTAAGTCATGTTTGTTTTAATAGTTTTACATTTGTACTCTTGCTCTTTCCAAGGCATTTTAAAACCTTTCACAGGAGTACAGTTCTTTTTAAAATACTCTTTAAGAGATAGCTTTTTAGCTTCCTCCCATTTAGCTATAGGGATGACATCAGAACACATCTCTCCAACTCTTGTGTTAGGTTTTAACATGAAACCCTTCTGCTGTAATTCAGCACAGTTTTTCACCCTAACTAACTCATAGTCAAGACGCATCTTTTCTTCTTGTCTAGCTGCCATACTACGGCACCTTTTTAATCCTTCACGGTCTAAAGGTACCATAAAATTAACCTGACCTCCCCAGTTTTCACCTAAAGTGTAACTAGAAGGACGCATCCCATCTTCATCTATATCATATGGTTTAGTATGGTTCCCCATATAGAATGGAGAAAAGGTCATTGTAGCACCATTACAGCTTATATTAGGACCATAATGCTGCCTAGACGGTGCTCCATTATTCTGGAATTGCACCGCCTGATTGGTTACATTACCTGTCGCAGCTGCAACTGGATTACTTACGTTAGTCTCTTCTGCTTTAGCAGGAACTATTGAGAGAAGACTGATAAGGATACCGTAGTAGAAGTAGTATCGATTTCTCTTTCTACCTCCGTTACGGATAATACCTGACTTGCAGCTCTTGTCACGACTTCTAGCTCGAAGGGATCTCCAACTGTATGGATTGTAAATACTGAATCTGAATCTACTATTCCTCCAGAAGTTGCTGATGTATGGGTTATATTTTCCCCAGTCCATTTGGTTAATGCAGACCCATAAGTTGTTGTAGTAATTTCTTCTACGATCTCTTGGGTCGTTGTAGTAGTTGAGTTCATACTCCCTTGTGTAAAGTTGGGAGTCAGTAAATCTGCTTTGACAGCAGTTGGTGATAGCAGTAACAGCGTTAATAACCATTTTTTCATTCTTCTTTCTTTTTAGCCATTGGACATTCAACTGGTGTCCCGTTACCATTATTCTTGCTACCAGTGGTCAAGCCAAAGGTCGCAAGTGCTCCAGTAAACACTGAAGCAACAAACGTGATATCTGAGTTACCAGCTTTCTTGATCATTGGTAATTCTACATAGTTCATGGTTATAATAAAACCAGACCAAACTACAACGCCAAGTCTGACAAATGTACCAAGAACTTCTATTTGGTGTTCTTTATCTTCGGCAACTTCTTTGAGTTTTCCGATGAGT